GGACCCAAGCGATCAGCCGCGCGGTGCATGGCCTTTCAGGATCGCGGTGATCTCGTGTGCGAGGCGCACTGGCAGGAACGCGGCGACGCTCGCGTGAAACGTCGCGCCGGTCGCGCCGGAGATCATTTCCTTTGGAATGAAAACGCCTGACTTAACGCGCTTGATCGGCAGCCGCGATTTCCCCGTGCGCTGATAAGCATGCCCGCCTAGCTTCAAGGCAACCCGCTTCGGGAAGCGGCCGCCGCGCATGAATGCGCTCGCGAATGAACCTCGCTTCGAGACAACGCCGCCGCGAGTTTCCTTCGCACCAAAGTATTTCAGCGAGACGTTGCCGCCGCGCGAATAAATCCGATACTCGATCGCACCATAGCTTGCGCGCACAACGCGCAATGCCCGCACGATCGTTCCGCGCTTCAAACCGGTTTGCCCGGTGAGCGTGCGGATCATTGCGGTGCGGGCACGATCGCCGGTGTAATTCACCGCGCGGCGAATAGCGTGCGGGGCCTGATTGCCGGCCTCGCGGAAGGTTTTTGCCATATCGGCAAAGGCACTGAAATCGGCGCGGATTTCGAAGCCGCTCATTTGCGCGGCATCCGCAATTGCGCGAGGCGCTGCACCGCCAATTGGCGAAGGGCGCCGGAACGCGCATCGACGGCAAACGAGCGCGCCGCCGCGCCGAGGTGACGCCCTGCGCCGGCTACATTGCCGCGCATTGCCGATTGCCCGGCGGCGCGAAGCATCTGCCCGCGTTCCTTGCAACCGCAGCCCATAGCGTCACCATCAAGCGAGAAGAAAATAGACCGGGGTTAAACGGATGCGCGCCCTCGGTTTGCACAAAGCGATTCAATCGGTGCGGGGCGGTTCGCGCTTTACGTCGCGGTCTAACTGAATTGATGCGGCTATCCCGGATTTGAAACAGAGCCGCGCCGTCCTCAACGCTGCCGGGATCAGGGGTTTCCTAGCGCACCTTTCGGAAACCATTCCTCTAAACACGACTTTCGCCGTTGTGTGCTGGAAGTGACTGAATTAGCGCCGGCTTTTTCTGGAAGCCGGCAAAACCCGCGAACCACTTTTCCATGTGGCTCACCTCACAATGGCGGCATGCCGCCTCAAAAATCCAAAGTGCAAGAAATCTAACGGGAGAGACGTTAGCTGTTCATGGGTTCACCTATCAGCGGAGAGCGCGAAACCTTGGCTCCGGGAACGCCGAAGCCCGCGCGATTTCTCGGCGGGCTTCCGTTTCCCTTTTGGGACGGTTGGGGTGTATGTCAAGCGGCGCCCCGAAAGCAAGGAGGGGTGCAAACCCTATATTTGACGGGCACTTTCGTTTTTCACGCAATATCGGAGCGCGCGAGTTTCCGACGCGACTCGCCGGTTCTCGGCAATTGATACCGCAGCGGCGGGCGGGCGGGATCGCGGCGCGGAGAGGCCGCAAGCGGGATATCCGAAACCTTGCGCGTGCTCGCGAGCGGCTGCGCCGGCGCCGGCGCAGGCTCATTCCAAGGTTCCGCCGGCGGAAAATCAGCCGTCAATTCGTGCGCGATCAACGCATCATCTGCGGCCAATTGTTCGGCAATATCGAGGATTGCGGTGCGCCAGATCACATATTCGGCGCGCGCCTCGGCAAATTCAAACGGTGCCGGCGATTGCCATGCGATCAGACAACGCGGACCGCGATCGAGATCATAGCCGCCGCGCTTCGGATGCGCTTTCATCGGCGAAAGTTCGCCACGGCGCTCCGGTGCAATCCATGCTTCGATCGCCGCATCTTTGCGGGCAGCCTTGAATTCGGGCCGGGCGCCTTCACCGGCGGCGGCATCAAGGCCATAGACGATCGCGGTACCGGTCGCGCCGTTCAAAGGCTGCAATTCTGGATCGCCGACGTTCCATTCCGGCCGGTTTTTGAATGTGGCGCAGCGAATAACGAGCGCCGGCGCATTGAATTTCGCAGCCTTCAACAGCCGCTGCGCATCGGCATCAAGCAATTCGCCGAAAGGGCCGGCGAGCGATGCGGCCGAAACAGCATTTGGCAGGCAGGATAGCTTCGGTAAGCCGCGGATCGCGGCTGCGACGGCCTGCGCATCGGCGTGCGGCGTACCGTCAAGAAATCCGAAACCCTGGCTGCCATTGTGCCCGGCATCAACGCGCACGCCGAGCGCGCCGAAACGCTCGACCATATCCCACGCGCTCGCTGCGATCGGCATATTCTTGCACAATTCCTCATTGAAGGCCCAACGCAACAGCGCTTCAATGCCGATTTTCTTTTTCATTTCGATCGCTTTCCTTGAAAAGTGGCAGGCTATGGCAAGCTATGGCAGACTAAGTGGCAGACTTTTTCACGGTTCGAATTTTCGTTTTTTTCTTTTCATTTCAAAACCTTCATTCTGATTTTCATTTGAGTTAGTGGCAGGCATGGCAGGCTTTTCTTATGTGTAACGTGAAAAGCATTCTCTCTATTCCCCCGCACCCCCAAGATTGAGAGAACGGAAATTCTGACAAAGCCTGCAAAGCCTGCCATCGCAAACTAGATCGGCACCGTTTCATCGGGCGACGACGGGCGGCGATCGGCCGGGTCACGGCGCGGGCGCTCGTCTTTCAACCGAAGCCCCAAGTAAAACGAGCCTTTCGCGGTTCGGATTTTCTCGAAACCCTTGGCGATGAAGGCGGTGCCGAATGAATTAGGCTTCCATGCGCGAAGCGGCTGCGCCGCGCACCATTCCTCATAAGCACGGTAAAGATCGGCGCCGGCGACGCGATCTTCCGCACCGTTCGTTTTATCGAGACAGTCGCGAACGAAATTCTCAATCGGGTCCATTTCCTCGCGATAGGCTTCGGTTGCGACCTTCACCTCGTCGGGAATTTGCAAACCTTCGGCGAGGTAGCGCTTCGCGCCTTCGATAAACCAATTCAGGATGCCGGCGCGTTCCTCCCAAAATTCCGCAATCACCTCGGCGAAGGCGCGGCGATCCTCTTTCGGGATCGTGACGAGCCACGGCACGAGGCAAACGCGGCGCCAGATACCGAGATCGCCGCCGCGAATTTCCGGCTTGTGATTTCCGGAAAGGTTCAACTTGAACACCGGCAGATACTCAAAAAAGCCCTTGTGCAGATGCCGAACCAACATCGGCTCGCCGCCGGTGAGCGATTTGACGAGCGCCTCGTCGAGCACGACGCCGCGTTTCGGCTCGCTTGCCCGAACGTGACGCGCGCCGGGAAGGCGAGCGAGATCGGGCGTTGCCTGATCGCCGCGGCGGCCGAACCCTTCATCGGTCAGCGAGTCGAACGAAACCGTTTGCGTGTAGCCGCCGGTGATCCGCGCGAAAATCTCGGCCAAGGTCGATTTGCCGTTCGCGCCCGAGCCATAGTTGAAAATCAGCAGTTGCTCGGTGAGGCCGGTGAGCGAAAGCCCGTAATAGGTTTGCAGAAAGATGCGCACGGCCGGCGTGGGCTGCACCTTCTCGATGAAAGCAAGAAATTTCGGGCATTTTGCTTCGGGATCGTAATCGACCGGCGCGCATTTCGTCATGCAGTCGGCGCGATCGTGCCCGCGCTGCTCGATATGGCCTAGTACGCTGTCCGCGTGATCGGAGCCATCAGGATCGGGAATGCGCGAGAAGATCAGCGTTCCGCTCGCGCAATTGAAAGCGAGCGGATCGGCGTCCAATTCTTCCGGCGCGATCGTGCGCAGATTGATCGCCTGCGCCATCATGCCTTTAATTTTTGAGGTATTTCCGGAAGTCACCGCGAAGCGCCGCCGCGCGATCTGGCGCGCCTCGACTTTCGCCTCGGCTTTCTTGCCGAGATCGATGCGGGCTTGCAACGCTGCCGCGCGATCTTTGTCCGCCGGCGAGCGCTCGGCCGCGGGCCGCGCGCTCAATTCTTTCAGATCGCGCAGGGCGTCCTCGCCGTCGGCGATTTCCTCGGCCTCGATCGGTGTTGCCGCAATGAAATTTGCTTCTAGCGCGATCCGCGCGGCCGTGTTCTGCGCACAGACGCCGGCGAATTCTTCGCCGCCCTCGATTTCGAAATGCGTGCCGACCCATTTGTGCCAGCCGATCTCGCGAACGTGCAGCAGATCATCGCCGAAATGCGCAAGAAACCGCTTGCCGTTGCCGGTATCGTTCGCGGGTTCAAGCGCGAGCGCTTCCAGCCGATCAATCGGAATCCCGGTGCCGTCCGGATCGGGCGGCAAAGAATCGCCCTGCCCGTCGGGAACCCCTTGCAGCGGGGGCGCGGGGGGCAATTCAGGCTCGCCGAGAATATGGTCGACGATCGCCTGATCGCGCGACTTGTCTTGCTCTTGCATTGTTGGCCTTAGGTACTAGCGCCGAGCGGTTCTAGGTTGATGATCGGATGCCCTTGCGAGATAAGCCGCGCGACAAGATCGATCGCGTCATCGAAAGAAATGCAGGGCAGCACGAGAATTTGCGCCGGGCCGCGATCGGCAGGCAGCGCACGCGCACGTTCAAGCGGGAAGCGAATTAGATTATTCCTGCGCATTCGCCTTCCTTAGAATTGAATCGCCGTGGCAACGCGCGGGCTTGCAGAAACAAACTAAATGCCGGCCGCGAAGCACCGAAACGTCGAGCCGAGGCAGAATTTCACACTCAAAGCGCTTGCAGACTTGATCGCGGTCGCCATCGACCCCGATCTTGAACGGGTTGCCCCATGCACTACCGCGGCCGATATAGACCGCATCCCGCGGCGCGGTGCCGGCATGCTTATTGTGAACTTTCGGCTCGCTCACTTGCTTCTCCACGAATCGAAATCCTCGCCATCCGGCGGGAACGGAATTTTAATCTTGCGGCCCGGCCTTGCGTGCCGGCGCGCGAAGCGCGTCATGGCGAGCTTTGTCGCGAACGGATCGGAGTCGCCGTCACCCAGGCCGATCAATTCCTCGATCTGCGGCGGCACCGGCATCGCGATCGATTCCAGATCAGGCACGTCGCCGGGCACGCTTTGCGGCCGCCCGGCCGGCGATTTCTTGCTCGGGTGCGGCTGGCGGTCGATCGCCTTGCCGGCGAGATTGCCGAGATCGACGGCCGCAACAAAGGCAATCCCCTCGATCGGGGTGCCGGTGCGCACCATGCTCGAATAGACCGCCTGCACGGTTTCGCGGCCTTCGCCGCAGATCATCTTGCGCGCGGTTTTCAGATCGCCCTGCACGATGATAAAGCCGCCGCCTTTCGTGCCGCGCACCTTTTTCGGCGGCATGATCTCGCCGGACTCCCGATCGACGATGACCGCCTTGCCCTTCGATGCCGAGAGATCGATCCAGGTGAAATGCAGGCCGCTAAAGCGCACCTCAAACGGATCGAGCGAAACAACGCCCATGATAGGCGAGATCAGGCACGGGCCGCGGTGCAAGATGCGGAGCGGTTTGCCCTTTTCCTTGTCCGCATAATACGGCCAGTTCGGCAGCTGACGCATGCGCAGATCGGGCGGCGTGCGCAGATCGCGGCACCGGTGATAGGCGTCGATCAGATTGCGGCCGTTGGCCTTCGCCAGTTTCCAGATGCGCCAGAGTTCGGCGCGTTCATCCTCGCGATATTTCGCCGCTTCCCGCTCGCGCTTTTCCTGTTCCGCCTTGCGTTTGGCCGCGATGCGTTCCGCTTCAACGGGATCAATCTCTCGGCAACCGCCGAGCCGTTCGACGGCGGCACGGAAATCGAGGTTTTCCGCTTTCATGACGAGCGCGATCGCGGTGCCGCCATCGGGGCAGACCGCGCAAACCCACTTTTCGCGCGTCACCTCGAATCGCGTTGCCGACTTCGATTGCGAATCGGGCGAACAGATCGGGCAGGGGCCGATGCGCTTCGCCGCACGGCCGCGCAAGCTGACATATCGCGCGGCCACCTCGACGCAATCGGTGCGATCGAGCAGATCATCGATCGCGGCTTGCGGGATAAGGCCGCTCATTCAGGCAACCGCTCCAAAATCCAGGCGATCGGGCAAGAGCAAAAGAATACGGCTGCGCATCCACAGAACATGGTCGCAAACCAACTCGGCGCCGAAAGCGCGAGGTTGAAAAACAAAACCACGAGCAATGCGCCGGAAATTGCGGCGCGGGTGCTTACCGGCGGTTTCGACGCGCTCATTTTGCACCTCGCCAAGCGGCGATCGCGTAGCAAGCGCCGAGATAGCCGAGCAGCACGATCGCGATGATCCGCAGCATGAGCCAAATGAATGCGAGCACCGCGAACCAAAATTGCGGAAAGACAAAGAGCGACGCTACGGTTGCCGCGAGCGCAAAGAGCCATGCCGAAACGATCGTGTTCTCCCGCCGCGCATAAGCGCGCCACGCCTCGGCGCGCTCGGCGGCCATCTTTTGATAATGCGCATCTTCTGCGCGCATTTCCTCGCTGTATTCCATCAGTCGGACTCCTCGCCGTTCAAACGTCGATCGGCCGCAGCTGCGGCATCGGCTTCATTCGCTTTTTCAGTGTCGCTTTGCGCCGCCGCGTTTTCGCGATCGGCCATATCCCGCAGCCGCTCGACGATCGTGCGATCGCTTTTCATGCGCTCGACCAGCCGGCAGATCGCATAGAAACAATCCCGCTCGGAAAACGCGGCCGCCGCGATCTCGGCATGCTGCCGCGCCTTCACGCTGCCCGGCGTTGCCGCCCGCCCTTCGCGCTCGTGCAACTGTCCGGTCGTTTCGGCGCGACCGCACTCGCGATTGGCAAGCATCCATATTTCATTGAACGAAACGCGGCCGATCTTGATCGCGCGCATCGCCAATTCGGCCGCGGTCGGCGGTAGGTCGTTGACTGCAACGCCGTCGGCCGATTGCACGGGAACCCCTGCGGGCGGGGGCGCGGGGGCGTTCATGCTTGGAGTTTCGGCAAAGTCGCAAATGCATTCTCAAGCACCGCACGAATGCCAGCACGCATCGGCGCAAGCATTTTCTCTCCCATCGCCGCGCGTACCCGGTCAATGCCAGTGCCCTGCCGATTGTGGAAGGCAATCTGCGCCGCGAAATAAGTATCGAGCGCCGCTTCGACGTGCTGATCGCTTATCTTCATGCCGGCACCTTTCCGCCGAGTCCTTGTTCGGCTTTCGCGTTCTGGCGCTTGCGCCAATGGTCATCGGGAAGAGCGAGCACGCGCTTGATCTCCGCGGCCTCGCATTCATCGGCCGAGTAGCCTTCGCATTCCGCAAGCGCGAGCAGCGTCATGCCGGCCTGGCCGATTTCCTGTTCGGGCTTTCCTTTCGGCCGGGAGAAAACGCGATCGAGTACGGCATCGCATTGCGCGCGGGTAAGGCCGAGCGCATGCACGAGTTCGGCGGCTTCCTCGAAAAACCGAAGGCAACGCTCGATGGTGTTGCGCGCAACCTTCACCGTAAAAGCGCGGCAGGCCCACGCCATAATCACTCGTTGCCGGCCGTCGCGCGGCGATCCTGCAAAGTTCATTTCTTTTCCTTTAAGTCGGCGAGAACCGCGCGCGCGTTCACGAGCGCTATTTCGCAAGGTGGCTTTCCGTTGCGCAGGCAATCGCAGCCGCCATTAAAGACGCGATCAGTGCCGGCTGCGAAACGGCACATGCAATAAGCGAGAGTTTCAGCAGCTGGCGCGCCCACAAGGCCGCTTGTCAGATTGAGATCAAGCGCCGGATCGATCTTCATCGCGCGTAATCCTTAAGGCTCACGCCGGCGAAGCGGCGGAAGCGTTCGTCGAGAATGTCGAACAGCCGATCGGTTTCGGTTTTCGAAAGCGGCGGGCAAATGATGCCCGGCCGCACCACGCCAAGCGCAGCGAGTTCAACAGCGGTGTTGCGGCCGTCGGGCTTCCGATCGGAGATCATGCGCGGACCGCGGCAACGAAATGTGCCATACGCTCCCACTCGGCGGGGCCGAGCAGACGCAGTTCGCCGATGCGCGCGTAAAAGGCTGTCGAATGGCGGCTGAACAGCGCCGGGCAGTAATCCCTGATCCGCTGTAGGAACATAAATTCTGCGTACCACCACGGCCACGCGACGATCGTTTCGGGCCAAGGCTCGGCGCCGAAGCCATCAACGATCCACGGCATCGGCGTTTTTTCGCAAAGATCGCGCCGCTCGGTCATCAGCGCCCGCAAATCCTCGTGCTTGATTTCGTCTTTTTCGGCCGCGGATATCGGCTCAAAACCGGCCGCAGAGAAAATTGCGTCATCGTGCCGGCCTTCGATATCCGAAATTACCGGCATTCCGCAGATCGATTGAATGAGGGCCTTCCAGGGCGTCGAATTGTCGTTGACCGCGGACTCGTGGCCGTCGTGAAACAGCGCGCGCGGCCGCAGCCGCGGGCGAACGTGATCGGCGACTTGAATTTGATGCTGCGCGATCGAGATCGGCAGTTTTGTAGCGCCGAGAAAGCGGTTGGTGCAGGCGGTGTGATGCGCGATCGTGATAAAATTGACGTGCTCCGGCCGCGGGTGATCGAGCGGCAGAACACCGCCGATCCCCGTGCCGGTAAAGGTTTGAATCCACTTATCGCCGTACTGGCGATAATCCTGCATTTTTGACGAGGCGTTCATCGATCAATCCCTTGGCTTTTTTTCATCGGCAAAGACTCCATAGATGCGCCTACCCCCCCCCGATCGGATCGGCGGTGCCGCCGAACAGCGGACCGAGATCGGCAGGCTGATTGGTTTGTTTTGCTTTCAGAGATTCGCGCGCGCGTTCATCCGGGCCGGCGAGCGCCAGTTTCATGCGGCGGCGAATATCATCCTGATATTCCGGCTCGCGCTCGATCAGGACCGCGTTGCAGCCTTCATAAAACGCCGCTTCGCCGGTCGTGCCGGAGCCGGCAAACGGGTCCAACACCGTGCCGCCTTTTGGCGTCACGAGGCGCACGAGATAGCGCATCAGATCGACCGGCTTCACGGTCGGATGCTTCGATCCAATGCGGTCGTTGGCATCAGCCTTGGCGGTGTAGAAGAATCGCGCCGAAGATCCAGAATCTCCGAAGCCCGATTCTTCGGTTTTGTTCGCAGCGCGATCACCAAGGAAAAGCGCGCTCTTGGAAAAATCCTTCATGCCGCCGCCGGTCGATAGTCCGGTTTCCGGAAACGCGGCGACCACCTGATCGCTGCCATCGTGCAGCACATTCGCCGGCCAGCGGCCCTCGATGGGACGCGGCGCGCCGGCCTTTCCAAGCCCGTTATTGCTTTCGTTCCAGGTGTTGCCGCCGGCGGGCTTGCCGCCCCATCCGGTCGGACGTTCGGCAGCGATGCGGCAGGCGTCGACGTTGATCGCGCCAACACCGAAGGTTTCCGCATTCTCGGCAACCGTGCCGATCAGAGGCTTGCGCGCAACGACCAGCGGCTCGATCGCCGGCTTCAAGGCGGTGCCGTAGCCGTCAAATCGATTGGCGAGCGGGTGACGATACGGCGCCTGCCGGCACATCGGCTCGCCGTCGGACAGATAAAACCAATCCTTTTTGCCGGCCGTTTCCCGATGCTCGCATAAGCGCTTTTCGTATTCGTGAGCGAGGTTGTGCGATTTCGGAAATCCGCTGCCGTAAATCCACGCAAGCAGACCGCCAAAGCCGCTTTCCTCGACGCAACGGCCGAACGCCTCGCGCTGATCCGGCGAAAGCGACTCGAGAAAGCGCAGCACGGCGGCGTCGGCATAAACGAGTTCAAAGATGCTATCGCGAACCTCAAACCCGGCTTCCTCGATCGCGATCTGCATGCGGCCGAAAGTGCGCGAGGCATTGAACGCGAGCAGATGCGCGCCGGGTTTCAGAACGCGATACACCTTGGCCCAGGTTTCGGCGCGGAACGCGATATCGCCGCCGTCCCATTCCTTGCCCATGAAGCCTTTGCTTGCGCGCGCATAAGCGCCCGTGGCACCGGGCTTTTCTCCCGAATAGTCTTTCGCCTCGGCCGCATTTTTCCCGCCGAAACGCTTGACGATCGAGGTGAGGTGATAGGGCGGATCGGAAACCGCGGAGTCGTGCGAATTCTCCGGCAGGCTATCGAGCACGGCGAGGCAATCGCCGGAATAAAGCTGCACGCGGCCGCCGAGAAGGGTGTCGGGCGTGAACGTCATGCCGCCATCCGCGCGATCAGTTCACGCAAGGCCGCCTTTCTGGCGGGCGGAATGCGCTTGCCTTGACCCCATACCGTTTCAATGGGATCGGCGAGATCGAGCCGGCGAAAAGCACGGCGCAGCTTGCAGATGCGAACGTCGAAAATCTTTTCTTCCGGCGTATCGCAGTCAGGCCCGAAACCATAAACCAGCGTTAAATAGCCCGCCGGCGTCACAAGATCGCGCGAAAGCAGAATCGCGAGCAGCTTTGCTTCCTGCCGCGAAATTTCGAAAACGCGGCGAAGCGTTGCAACCTGATCGGGCTTTTGCCCGATCTCGGCTTCCAGTTCCTCGATCCGATCCCGCGCGGACTGCAACTGATCGCGCGTGACTTGGAGTTCGCGGGCCAAAACATCGGCCGAAACGATCGAGCGAGCTTGCGTGGCAACGGCGATTGCGTTTTGCATTAGCCGCGCGCCTTTTCGGCCTGGTACTTGCGCTGCTCGCGCATGAACTTCCGGACGCTTGACGAATACGCTGGCGAGAGCGCGATCCAGCGGTTTACGCCGCCGCGCTTTTTATGCGGCCGCGGAAAAGTGCCGACCGGCTTATGCGGGCAATACCGTTGCGCCGGGCCGTTGATCGGTTCGAACGAATGAAACGCAATAACGAGTGCCTGCGAGCGCAGCGGAACGGCGCGGCGCCGATCCTTTTCGGGCATGTAGTGCCCCGATGGCGTAAGACGGAAACCAAGGCGATCAAAATAGGCATGCGGATGCGGTTGCCGCATCGCGTTCTGCACGATGCCAAGCATATCCGGCGTTGGCGCAGGGCGCGCACGATTGGAATTCAAGACGCGGTAAGACATTGCCGGAATCCTTTCGGTCCAGATCGGGAGGCGGGGTCTGTGAAAGTCAGAAGCGGCTAGGCGCTAGAACGGAATGTCGAATCGTCCTGGGTCAAAGTGATCGAGCAGACCGTCAGCGCCTTCCTTGAAGCGTTGCGATACGCGAAACATGCGAGCCGCAGCACAGATTTCCGCCGCCTCGGCTAAACCGCTCCGCGCAAGATCAAGACGTTTCTGCAAGTTGTCGCTCACGGATTTCTGCTCGAAAAATTTCTTCTTCCAATCGGGCTTCTTCGGACTGCGCTGGCGAGATTTAGAACGGTATGTCATCATCGATCTCCCGCCGGCCATTGCTCGCCGGCGCGCCACTCGGCGCATCGGATTCGGGCGCAACCGGCGCGCGATCGCCGCTCGCGCGTTCAAGCGAAAGCACCTGATGGTTGAAACCGGAAACCACGATCTCGGTTGACCAGCGGTCAACCCCGGCCTTGTCGTCATGCCATTTGCGCGTGACGATCTTGCCCTCGATGAAAACCTTGGCGCCCTTCTTCAGGTACTGCTCGGCGAATTTCGCGGTATTGTCCGAGAAGATCACCACGCGGTGCCACTCGGTCTGTTCTTTCTTTTCGCCGGTCGCCTTGTCTTTCCATGCTTCCGAGGTGGCAACGGAAAGGGTCGCGATTTTCGCGCCCGTGTTCGTCGAACGGATTTCGGGATCGGCGCCGAGATTGCCGATCAGGTGAACCTTGTTAACGCTGCCGGCCATTGTCGGATTCCTTTGCATGGAAAAAGAGGGAAACGAGGATAAACATGCCGCAAAGCACAGGCGGGTTCGGCATGATCGCGCCAAGGGCCACGCCGATCGCGGCAGAGAGCAGCGCAATCGAGATTGCCCGGTTGCGGCAAACGAGATTGGGATCGGGGCGCTTCACTGTTTGCGCTCCCCGCGTTCCTGCAAAATGCGTTGCGCCGCGATCTCGACCGCCACGATCAGCACGAGCACGATCAGCTGCGCCGTGAGCAAGGCGCCGGCCGGCAAAGGCTGCCCCTCGGCCATCATGGCAAGCGCCAGGATAACGCCGATCACGAAAGCCGCGCCGAGCGCGGCCGATGCGCAGTAGCAACCGAATGAAAGTTTTTCGAGCAAGGTCATTTGCGCACCTCGCGCTCATTGCCGACAAGATCGTCGGCGAGATCGGAGATTTCGCGGGCGGCTTCGGCAACCGGCGCGGTGATCTGCTTTGCCACGTCGGCGGTTACCTTCACGGGCGTTGAAGCGATCTCGATCGCATCGCCGGCAACCTCGGCAACTGATTTCAGGGCGTCGCTAAAAATGTTCATGCCGGGCCTCGCGGACATATTTCCGGAGGGCAGTCACCGTTTATCGTTCCGCAGCAGACCTCGCGGCGGATCGCGGCAACAGCTAAGGAAAGAATCGCATCGCAGATTTCTTTCGCTTCCCGGGCCGTTACCTCGCCGACTGGCTGCAAAATGAACCCGCGGCCATCGGCAAAGCGACCGACAACGTGAAATCCTGCCTTCTCGTGCCTTTGCTCGACTGAAAGAGCTGCACAAATGCCGCGCTTCGGAGCCGGCTTTGGCGAATTGCCCGGTACAATCTCCGCGGCATCGCGGAGTTCCGTCCATAACCTTTGCGGATCGAACGGAAGCGCGCGATCCGGAGACCAATGCGCCGCGGTGTAAATTTTCACGACCGCATTTTTGAGCCGCAAATAGCGCTGCATTAGCGATAAAGGCGGCGATGCTTGTGCTTCTAAAAATTGCTCGCCAGCCTTCACGCCGGGGGCGCGCAGTTCGGCGCCGTCATCAATGTTGCGAGGAATCTTCACCATGCCGGCGCCTCGTCGCTTGCGGTTGCAAGCACGGCGCCGAGGCAGCCGTAAAAGATCGCCAAGAGATCGCTATAATTCAGCGCCTCGCCGAGATAGCGAACCTCAAACATTGCCTGCACGGCAAAATGAAGCATCAAGCCGAAAGCGGCGGCGGCGAGCAGCGCGCACAAGGATTTCATCCGCGCACCTCGTAATTCGAAACATGGCCGAGGCCGGCGGCTTTCGCCACGCGCTCGCGTTCGGTGCGCTGGCGGGCGGCAACCAGCCGATCGGTGTCGATCATATCCGGCACAAGATTTTCCGGGCTGCCGTGCGCACGCCGCAGCGCAGCCAGCAGCGCATCGCAGGAAGCGACGTTTGCCGAGCGGCGGTGCTGCTCGATTTCATCTTCGCGCTTCAAATGCGCCTCGAAATCCTCGGCGATCATCGCCTCGAAATCGATCTCGGCATCATCCTCTTTCAGATGACCGCAGGCAGCGGCGAAATGCGGCCGCGTGCCGGCCGGCAGCCGGCCATCGGCCTGTGCCGCATCGAAAACATTGCGAACCGTCCGCGCCGAGCAGATCAGCCGCAACGCGATTGCCGGCACCGTTTCAGGCGTGTTCCACGCCGCAATAATCGCTTCATCGCGCGTCATTCGCGATTCCTTTCAAGTTCAACGATGCGGCCGAGATCAACACGCACGAGCGGCAGAAGCGTCGCGATAAGGCATTGCAGGCGGGTTGCGCTATCGGTGCCGGGCGTGGTCGCCGCATGTTTCAGAAGCGCGCCGGCAAGCGTCACCGCGAAAAAGAAATCCAGCACCGGCATTGGCAACTTCGATTCGCCGGCAAGATGCTCGCCGATCGCGTCGATGGTTTCGATCGCCGCTGGCTCGAAATGAACCGCCGGCTTTGTGATCGCCTTTTCGGCGTAGGTAACGAGCCAGGAAAGGCAGCCGCGTATTGAGCGGGCGGGTTGTGCGGTTTTCTTTTCGCGCGCGACGGCGGCGAAGGCGGCAAAGCTGCTCATTGGCGCAGCCTCCGAAGATCGAGCGGTATGATTTCGGTGCGGCGGCCGTCATTGACGCAATGAAATGCGACCGGGCGCGGGTAATCGCCGAACGCTTCGGCGTAAGGATCGCGCGAGCGCGCGGACTGTTTGCGCTTCACCATGCGCACGGCAAGCGATGCGATCAGGATGAAAACCACGAGCGCGGCGGCCACGATCAGGCCGCCGAGAATGAAGGCCAGCGCCGAGATCAGCGGCACCGCAACCAGCGTTGCAACGATCGCGCCGAGGATCATCGTGATTTCGGAAAAGACAGGGGAAGCGAGCGCGGCGATCATGCGCGCCTCCGCTTCGTCACGATCACCGCGGCCTTGCCCGAAGGCGCGATCAGCGCATGACCATCGGCGCGGCCTTCGATGACAGCCTGGCCGTGCCGATCGAAATCATCGGAGAACTTGCGCTCGTCTTGACGCGGCCCGCGATCGCTTGCGGCCGCAACCGTTGCCGCCTGATCCGGGCCGCGCCCGCGCGTATATAAAGAGTTGTCGCCGTTGTTCACGGTTCACCCCACCATGCAGCGGCAGCTAGTCAGCCGCCGGCAAGCAAAATTCGCCCTCGGATCACGCCAAACGCTACTTTTCACGGGAAAGGCGGCTCGGGCCGTAACCCCCGAATCGCCGATCACTTGCGCCACAGTACCGTTATTCGGTATTGTTCCGTCAAGCAGGGGTGCAAATGCACGGTATCGCAGCGAATATCGACATTCGGTATCGCGCGCCTATGGTCGAGACGAGGCGCCGAGGCCCGAAGATTCGCATGCCGGCAGAGCAGCCGGCGGCGAAACGATTCGCGCCGAACCGCATCGCCGAACTGACCAAGCAGAACAGCACGAGTTACCCCGAGATCGCCGAAGCGCTGCACACCAGCCGCGGCACGATCGCGAAACTTGCGAATTCAACGCAGGAAATGACTCGAAGCTGGCAGGAAGCCTTGGCCGGTCATTTCAACGTGTCGCCGGAAGAAATCTTCACGCCGCCCAAGGAAAACCGGCTGCGGCGAATTCCGGTGAAAGGCCGGCTTGCCGCCGGCGCTTGGCAGGAAGGCTTTACCTTTGATCCCGAAGATCAATATGACGTGCTGATCCCACAAGACGAGCGCCTGCAACTGATCTCGCTTTATGCAGCCGAGGTCGGCGGCAGTTCGATGAACATGCGCTATCCGGCCGGATCGGTGATCGTCTTGTCTTACGTTGGCGACGGCGTGAACGATGTAATTCCTGGCCGGCGCTATCACGTTAAGCGCACGCGCGCCGATGGCATGGTCGAAGATACGATCAAGACTCTCGTGAAGGGCGAGGACGGGAAATTCTGGCTGAAACCGGAATCGACCGATCCCGAATTTCAGGAATGGATCGCCCTCGAAGGCCAGCCCGGCATGCAGATTGAACTGATCGGCCGGGTTCGCTACGCCGTCCAGCGTGAAGAATAACGCTATCCGGTAGCGAAATTCGGTACTTGCGCCGACCCCCCGAAGTACCGTATATCGGTACGATCAACCGGGGGAATCGGTATGACCAACAAAGCAATTAAACGCACGCCGACCTGTCACAAAATCGGACCTGACGAATGGCTGGTCCGTGGGTTCGCCTTCGTCGGGTACATCAATAAAAGCTGCCAAGGCGATTTTATTTTCGCGGCGCGCCATGCGCACGAGGAAATTCGCGCCGAGGCGGGGCCTTACGCCACGATGCCGGAGGCGCTGGCGGACTGCCGACGCTTCTATGGCGATCCGGAAAACGTGCGCCCCACGCTGCCAGATTGGCGGGACTGGAATGCCTTTCATGCCATCGATCGCACCAAGGCGGTGCAATCGTGAGCAGCGGCTTCAAGAAATTTTCAGTCACGTTCCAAAACGAACCGTGGCGCAATCGCTCTTTCATGGTGCGGGGCATCTGTAAGTGCGACGTTCTGAATCCCTGTTGGGACAATCGCCCCGACGATATCGCGGGCCTGCATTGGGCGAGTAAACCGGGATTCATCGTTCCTGCCTGTGAACCATGCACCGAAGCCGCGCGCGCGGCACCGGCGAAGGCAGGCGCAATATGAAAGTGCTTGTCGCCTGCGAATATTCAGGAACCGTCCGCCGCGCTTTTGCGGCGCGCGGGCATGATGCTTGGTCCTGCGATCTCTTGCCGGCCGAGGATCGAAGCAACCAGCACATTATTGGCGATGCTCGCGATCTGCTCGGCGACGGGTGGGATTTTCTCATGGTTGCGCATCCGCCCTGCACGCGGCTTTGCAATTCCGGCGTGCGCTGGCTTCACGTTCCGCCGGCCGGCAAGACGATCGAGCAGATGCGCGCCGATCTGATCGAAGCGGCCGCGCTTTTCTCGACGTTCTGGAACGCACCGATCGAGCGGGTTTGCGTCGAAAACCCGGTCATGCACAAGCACGCGAAAGCGCTGATCGAAAACTATCAGGAGCCGGCGCAGTCGGTGCAACCGTGGCAGTTCGGTCACGGCGAAACCAAACGCACCTGTTTCTGGCTGCGCAATCTCCCGCCGCTGACACCGACAAATATTGTTTCCGGACGCGAGCAGCGCGTTTTCCGGCTGCCGCCTTCGCCCGATCGTTGGAAGGAGCGCTCGCGCTTCTTTTCCGGAATCGCCGAGGCGATGGCCGAGCAATGGGGTTCGCTCATGGGCGATCCCGATGGCTACGGAGTCGCGGCATGAGCGAAGCAAAAGCCGCTGAAATTTTTGAAGGCGCAATCGTATTCAGCAAAGAAACGGCGGCGTTGAAAGTAGCGGTCGCAGCCGAGCGCATCCGCAAGAATGGCTACACGCAACCCTATGAAATCAGCTTCACGGTTTTTGAGGTGCGCGCACTTGATCGCATTTGCCGAGCCGCAATCGCGCCGATGAAACGGAGCGTAAAATGATTTCAGCGCGCACCGCACGAGGACGCGACAACGGGCAAAACCTGTTCAGCGCCGGCGAGATCGAAAGCCCAATCGGAAAGATCGTTCTGAAAGCGAAACGCGATCTCGCGGCCCTTGCTCATTTCACCTTCAAGCGCGCCAAGCCAGATGCGAAGCGCGCCGGCATCATTGACCCGCGCCGGACGCGCGACCACTTCGCCGCGATCAATGCGGATCAGGGTTTCATACCGATCGCCAGGAACGCCGAACACGGCACCGCCGGAAAGATGAATTTCGAGGCCGGCGTCGCCGCAGCGGATCGTCATTGTTCTGCGGTTCGCGCCGGTCGTGCGGGTGAAAGTTTCCATGCGATCGGTAAACCGATCCCGCTCGATGACGATCTCGAATTTGCCGACGATCTTGCCGAGCGGCGCGCTTTGCGCGCGCTCGCCGAGCACGATCGAAAACAGAATCGCAGCGGTGACAGCCGCAGCGGCGCGCATCATCGGTTTCCGTTCCCCCGGAAAATCGCACCGCATGATGCGCGCATTTCTTCACAATCCGCAAGCCGGTGCCTCCCGGCGGACGCGGCGGGCCGAACGGCGGGCATTTCAGGAGCAAAACCGATGCAAGAAATGCTCGCCGTTTCCACCTTCCCGCGGCCGGTGCAATCGGCGGCGATCGGCTACGCACTGGCATCGGCCGCGATCGCGCTCGGCGCAGGCACCGGGATTGCGATCGGCATCGTAATCGAGGCGCTGCAATGAAAACTCCAAAGGAAAAGCCGGACCCAAAAACGAAACCACGCGGGCTTTATGACCCGCCGCCGGGCTTCAACCCGAAGGGAATGTTTTGGAACGGCATGTGCTTCGAGCGCATCAAAACCGAAACCGAGGAAACCGAACCACAGATCACGAGGGGGAACCGATGACGGGAGTTTTCGAAGGTCCAACGGCCGAGGAAATGATGCAGGCCGACAAGTTCACGTCCGTAAAGCATACAGCGCTCGAAAATCGCGATGGCGCGTCGACGCGCGAATTGCTCGCGATCTCGTTTCCGAAATGCTTCGCCGGCAAAGGCGAGCAGAAATGGCCGATCAAGATCGGCATCGACCGCGACATTAAGGCCGCGATGCCGGAATTATCGCGCAACCAAATTCGGCGCGCGCTCGGCGATTACTGCGGCGGCCCGACCTATCATCGCGCAATTCTCACGAAATGCGGCCGCGTCGATCTGCAAGGCAAATATGCCGGCATCGTGCGCGAACATGACGTGACGTTCGCGCAGGCGCGGCTCGATCAGATCAACCGGAAGAATTCGAAATGAGTAATTTTCGCGAACGAAAAAGCGCGCGAAGGCGGGCAGAGAGTCTAAGTCTGCTCACGCCGGCAATGGAGCGCGCGAAGGCCGCGCTCGCGCGCGGGCCGCTGAAACGCAATGCCGGCGGCGACTTCCTTGATGCAGCCGGCACGCTGCACGTTCATTCCGTCATTGCCGGCCTCGCGCGGCGAAACCTTGCCGCAATGGATGAAGCGGAGGCGCGGCAGCTATGACCTGGACAGCGATGCGCGATCTCGCCGCGATCGGTGCTGCTTTCGCTTTTATGGCGGCGATCTTGATAGGAGCGATCTAGGATGATGCCGAAAATTTATCTCGCCGGCCCCGACGTGTTCGCACCGAACGCAACAATCATCGGCGAGCGCCTGAAACAGCTTTGCTATGCGCGAGGCCTTGAAGGTATTTTCCCGCTCGACGGCAAGCCGATCGAGATTACGGCGCCAAACGCGGCCAAGCTGATCTATAACCAATGCATCAATCACATGCGCGCAGCGGAGGCGATGGTCGCGAATATCTCGCCATTCCGCGGGCCGCACATGGACCCCGGCACGGCTTTCGAAATCGGCTATGCGCGGCATGCCGGGATGCCGGTTTTTCTTTACAGTCAATCGCGCTTCACGCTGCACGAGCGCGTGCATCTGGCGCAAAGCCTGCCGAGCAATTCCGAACGGGATCGCGAAAATAATCTGATCGAGAATTTCGGCCTCGCCGAAAACCTGATGATTACGCCTTCGCGCGACGCGCGCTTTTGCGTTCATGAAAGCGCGGAGCAAGCGATCGCCGCCTGCGCCGAGGAAATTCTCGGAGCGCGCCATGCAGACTAAGGCCATCCCGACGCCGCCGCTACTGATCTATGTGCGCAGCTTAACCGGAAGCGTGAGCGGCCAGATTTGGCACGACACGCCGAACCCGCATTCGGACTACTGGAACAATAAGCGTTCCGGCTTCGACCGAATCGTCGGCGAGCCGATCGGATTGACGGAATATGCCGCAAATCTGCCGCTTGACGCCCTGCGGGTCATGCACCCGCCGGCGGGCGCGTAAAAGGCCGGAAACCGCCTTGGCGCGCCCCGTTTCACACCCCGCCTTGCCTCGGAAGCCAGCCGCAGCCATCCTGCGGCTGGCGCGGGAATACGGCCGGTTGTGCGCGCGGCAGGATTTCGAGGCCGAACAGGCGAGACAGGCAAGCGAGCAGGATGCAACGCGCGGCAATATACGCCCGGTTTTCGACTGACCAACAAAGCGAGCGATCGATCGAGGATCAGATCGCACTTTGCCGGTCCTACGCAAAAACCCAAAAGCTGCAAGTCGTCGCCGAGTTCGCGGACCGCGCACGATCGGGCGGATCAATGTTCGGCCGCGAAGGCTTGGCGGAAATGCTCGCCGGCGCGCGCGAAAGCCGCTTTGAAGTTTTGATCGTCGAAGCGCTCGACCGCCTTTCTCGCGATATGGAAGATTTGGCCGGTATGCACAAACGCTTGACGTTTGCCGGCATCAAAATCCAAGCGGTGAATGAGGGGGAAGCGAACACGGTGCTCGTCGGCTTGCGCGGCCTTGTCGGGCAATTGTTTCGCGAGGATGGAGTCCAGAAAACCCGGCGCGGCATGGCCGGCCGGGTGCGGGACGGATTGAGCGCCGGCGGCCGTGCCTACGGCTACCGCCGCGGGGAAAAGACCGGAACACTGGAAATCATCGAGGCGGAAGCCGAGATCGTGCGCCGGATATTTCGCGAGTTCATCGCCGGAAAAAAACCTCGCGAAATCGCGCACGCCTTGAACCGCGAAAAAGTAAAAGCGCCGCGCGGCAAGAAATGGAACGCATCGACCATCAACGGATCGGCGCAGCGGCACAACGGCATCTTGCGCGGCGAGATTTATGACGGGCGGATTGTTTGGAATCGCGTGCGCATGGTGAAAGACCCGGAAACCGGCAAGCGGGTTTCCCGACCGAACCCGCGCGAGCAATGGCAAACCGTCGAGGCGCCGGCGCTCGCCATCCTCGATCGCGGGATATTCGCCAAGGCACAACGTCGGAAAGAAGAAACCGCGCACGAGCCGGCGACAAATCAGAAACGCGCGAAAACGATTCTTTCCGGATTGCTTCGCTGCGGCTGCTGCGGCAGCGGGTTGTCGATCAAAGGCAAGGATGCCCGCGGCCGCACGCGCGTTCGCTGCACCGGCGTCAAGGAAGGCGGTGCATGCACCGGCACCCGCACGTTTTTATTGAAATCTATCGAACGGCGCGTGCTCGACGCATTGCACGAGGAATTGCGCAACCCGCAAGCGATCGCCGAATTCGCAGCGGCCTACCGCGAGGAAAAGCGCAAACTGGCACGCGAGCGAGCCGGCGGGCGGGCAAAGCAAGAACGCCGACTCGGCGAGGTGGAACGCGAATTAAGCCGCATCGTTGATGCGATCGCGCAGGGCATCGCGGTCGCCACGATCCGAGAGCGCGCCGAAGCACTGGAAGCCGAACGCCAGCAGTTGCAGGATGCGCTTCAAGCAAAAGTCGATGCCGAGATCGTCGAACTGCACCCGGCCGCGCTTGGAAATTACGAGGCCAGACTTTCAGAAATAAAGGCAAGGATCGAGAGCGGACTTGCCGCAGGCGACAGTGAAGCCGCCGCGGCCGTCCGCGAAATAATCGATTCCGTGATTGTAAAGCCAAGAGGCGACGGCAAGCCGGGGTCGGTCATCGAGATTGTCGGCCGACTCGACCCGCTTTATGGCCCGCTACTAGCCGGCCATCGCAAGGCCGTGGGCTTTCCAATGGTAGCGGGGGGCCGCTACAGCCAGAAAGCCCACACATTCCGCATTGTAGCCTAAACCGGGAACGCTAGGCCGCAGGACGGCCGGAGCGGGGGCGTGCAGCGGAATTAAAGAGCCTGGCCGGCAAACTATCAACTTGCGCGAAAAAACCCGCCAGATCGCCGTTATTCGTGATTTCAAGATCGGCGGCGATAGACTGGCCTTCCGAAGCGTGCGCCGGCGTTGCCGTTTCACCGGCGCGGCCGCTAATCCTGACAATCTTGCCGCCGAGTGCGCGGATCGCGGCCGCCTCATTCGGGAAACGGCAATCATCCGCAACGACACCGATGGCATTGGAGGCATCGACGGCAGCGCGCCATGCGTTGATCCAAATGTCCGGCGCAATCAATCCGCGGCCCCATTCGGTGCCGAGGGTCTGCATCGCATGCCGGGGCGTCTGTCCGCCGAGCAAGGCACAAGGCTTTTCTTTTCGAGCGCCCTCGATCTCGGCTTCGGTTAATCCCAAAGCGCGCATCATTTCTTTCAGCGGGCCGGCAAAACGGACGCGCGCAAATCCAAAACTTTCTTGCAAACGCTTCTGCGCCGTCGTCTTGCCGCAACCGATCGGCCCAATGAAACCGATTAAAATTGGCGTCATCGCCTACCTTTCGGGATTGAAACCCATTCATTCGAGATCGACTTCGGCTTTTCGAGTCGAATATTCCAGTATGACGTGCGGCCATACTCGGCATGCTCGAACCAAAGCGGCTGCGAAGGCAGCGACGGTTGCGCGCGCAAAGCCAGGTGCGCGAATTCGTCAAAGCCTTTGAGAGTGTTCGAAACCGTGATCGTCGGGAGTGCGATTTCTTGATGCCAATGGCCGATCATCAAGTGATCGAAATCATTCCCGAGGGCAGCCTGCTGCATTCCAACCTTCACCTTGCCGCGTAAGATCGGCCCAAGCGAACCGATGATGCCGTCACCGCCCTTCACGCCAAGCATATCGCCGTGCATCAATAGGAAGCGGCGACCGAACACGCGGAAATGAACGTCATTGGTCGGGCGCACGTCGATCGTCACGCGCGGATCACCGGCGAAATGCCGAATCAACAGCTGATAAATCAGCCAATCGAAATTCTTGTGCAGATAGTCCTTGAATTCCGGTTTCAGCGTTCCGCGGCCGTGGTTGCCTGCAACCGCCGGGCAATAAACGCTTCCGAATTCATCGGCCATCGCCGTTAACGACCAAACGAGCAGATCGCGAACGTGCAGCACCGTCGGAATGATATCGAGTTCATCCGTTTTCAAGAGTTCCGGATGCAAGCCGCCGGAAACAAAATCACCGGTGAGCGCAACCACGATGCCCGGATATTCCTTGGCGTGGTGATTGCGACAGAGTTCAACGGTTTTCTCGACGAGCAGCTTCACGCGCCGATCGAGGGTCGGCAGACTGAATTCATTGATGCCGGCGACCTGTGAAGGATCGACAACCTCCCCGCCGTGCCAATCGGCCCACATAGTCATCGGCGTTTCGACGCCACTGCCAGCCTTCGAAGGGCGCACGAGCCAATCAGGCGGGAAAGCCTGCGTTGCCGCAAGCACGCCCAAGATCGCGCGCGTTTCCTCGGCGTCGATCTCTTTGTGGTGCGCTTCTTCAAGCGCCTTACGGAGCCGGCCTGCCTCGGCTTGCGCTTTTACCAGCTTGCGATCGAGCGGAGAGCCGCCAAGCGCATAAGCCGATTCCGCCGGCGCGGCAGAAGCTGTTTGCGAATGCTTCGCCTCGATCCCGTACAGTTCCTTGGCACGTTCAATGCGGTTCACAAACGATGCGCGTTGCAGCTTATTCGCGGGGTGCGCTTCATTATGCCGACGCAACGCCTCCACAAGCGCGCTCGGCCGACCATTCGGTGAAAACCCGGCGTCGAGCGCGGCTTGCAGATAACCGACCGCATCTTTGCAGTCGGCTTGCGACAATTTCGATTGTGGCATCGGATTCCTTATCGGCGTAAAGGCAAGGAGTGAATTCGGCCGGCGGTGTTAATGTCGAATTTTCGCGCGGTGCGGACCGCATCCTTTGCGCCAGCGCCGCGATCCATAGCGCCGAGCGCGAGGTGCGAACCGGCGCCGATGGCCCAAAACGGCAAGGTGATCGGCGTGACGCCGGAGTCCTCGTCGTTTTCTTCCGTTTCCTGCACGGTGCCGATTACGAAAATTTCTCCGGCCGGCAGAACCAGTAGCGCCTCGGAGCAAATCTGCATTTCGTGAAAGGCTTTCGGCATCGGCAGATCGTCGGGCCGCTTTACGTTTTGCAGTAAGCGGATCAGCGGCCGGGAGTCATTGCTTCCGGAAAAACCGATTAGGGCACCGGACTTCAAGCGCGCAATCTTGGTGCGATAGGTCGAAACGATACCGCCGTGCGACCACATCGAGTCGCACGCGATCACGCCGCGATTGAAAGCAATTGTGGTCATGCGTTACCAGAATTTTCCCTTGGAAATGTAAGCGCCGGCGCCACCGAGCAAGCCGCCGATCGCAGCTGCAAATAATGCCAAGGCCGCCTTGAATCCCTTGCCTTGCATAATCAGATCGTGGATTTCTTGCACTTGCGTTTCGATTTTTGCGATGCGCTTGTGATCGATCTCATCATGGGTTTCGAGTCTCGTGACACGCTCGGCGATGGTTTTTGGTTTTGCCATCACTTGCCGCCGTATCGCGCGCGTTGATCCGCCTCGCATTTATCGCGGGCGGCGATGCGCGCATTCGCCTCGCGCACCGCATCTTTGTATTCGGTCACGGTTTCGACCGTTGCATCGCCTTCCTGCGGTTCATCCGGTTCTTCAACCGTTGCGCCGAACCGGCGCGAGCATTCATCGGACAGATTAACGTCGAGGGGCGGTGTTCCGGTCATATTCGCGCAGCCGCTCAATATCATCGCGAGTAAAGCGGCTGTTGCCGGGGCCGAGTTTCTTTCGAAGCGCATGTTGCGCGTCCTTGCGTAATTTGCGGTTGTTTTCGATCTGCGCATCGAGCGCTTCGGCGATTGCCCTGGTTTTCAGGAAATTGTCGGCATCGCGCTCGGCATAGACAAATTCAATCATATCGTTCGCGGCCTTCCATTCGGCGCGAACGCGGTTCGCCGATGAAATCGAGCCGTAAGCGAAAATTGCGTAAGCAAGGCCAAGGACGATCGCGGCTTTGCGCGCCGGCTTGGCGAGCCAAGGAATCGGGGAGAGCGCGCACAAGGCGATCGCGCCAGCGGCGCCGAGCACCGCCGTTCCGCCGAAAAGCGTGAACAGCGGCGCGAGGGCGTCGCGAACAATGTCAGGAACGAATTGCCAGATCACGCGCCGGGACCGTGCATTTCGTCGGCGGCCGCGGGCTTCGGATTCGAGCGGCGATATCGCCATTCATTGAATTGCGCGATCGTGCGCGTGATCGCAAAATAGGCGGTCGCAACCGCGATTCCGCCGAGAGCGATCTTGACGCCGAGGCCGAGCCAATACGGCACGTTCGCGCCGGCAGCACCCGAGAGCAAATTCGTTACCGGAGAAATTGAGGCTTCAAAGTCAAAATTATCGAGAAGCCCGATCCGGGTCGGCGAATCCGGCATTTCGTTCGCAGCCGCGGCGCCGGCGCCGCCGAAGATCGAGGCCGCGATCGACTTTTTCGGCTTGCGCGGATCGAAATAGGGAAGGTCGTACTGCTTGCAGAATTTCTCCACGTCGAAAGACGGGCAAGCCTTCTGCGCAACCGCGTAATGCGCGCAGAACACGATGCCGGGGTAGCGCCGAACGATATCGCGGCACTTTGCGACCATCCATTCGATCTGCGCCGGGGTGCGCGTATCGGCCGGCACACCGCTATTGTTAACGCCGCCCTCGTAGCAGATGCCGAAGGAGTCGACGTTCCATTTGCCGCCGGCGTGATAGGCGACCACATTCTCGGGGCAACCTTTTTCCTCGGTGCCATCCTGGCGGCAGAACCACGCATAAGAAATGCCGGGCCAACCCTGGCCCTTGTGCCAGCCGTCGATCATCTTGGCGGTGCATTTCATTTTCGGCGGCGTCGCCGAACAATGAATGAAGCAATAGCGCGGAGCGCGCGCTTGTTTGCGATATCCCATTTCTAGCCTCGCGGAAAAAGAAAAAGGGCGCGAGGCCGAAGCCGCGCGCCCTTCAAAGGACGGATTGAATTTGTTTCACCGCGCGCTACGCGCGCGGGATCGTCAGTGCTAAAAAAGAAAAAGCCGCCCGAAGGCGGCTAGAATTTAGAGCGCGGAGGCCGCCTCAAAGAATTCGTCGACCTGTTCGCTTGTCATTCCTTGCGTCGCACCGATCGCGGCGGTCAACGGATGATCGCGGCGGAAAATTGTGGCGCCAGAAAGCAGCATTTCCGCCGCAAATTTTTCTGCGGGCGGAAGCGGATCAATAATCGCTTGCAGCGGGGCAGGGATTGTTCCGATTTTTACGGCATCGAGCGCCGCTGCGGTCGTAATAACCTCGCGATTGGCAAGTTCTTGAAAGAACTGCCGATCGGAAATCGCACTAACGCGGCTCGGAGCCGAGAGCCGCGCCTGAAACGCAAGCACGTCGGCGTGATCCGAGGCGCGAGCGACCGTGATCTGTTCGCCGGCAGCGTTAAACGCATGGCCGAATGGATAAATCGCGGTAATCTGGCCGCCTTCATAAAATGCAAAAACGTCCGTCATTTACGGAATCCTCCGATCGATCCAGCCGTTCAACAGAATGGCAAGAATGCTTCCGTTGGTGCCGTTGGTCTTTCGATAGGCGTATTGCGACGATGCATTCGTCAACACGCGCTTGTTTCCACTCGCCGGCGTGATCGCCGCCTCGTCGGTGTGCCGATAACTTTCAAAATCGAAATTCGTACCGAAAGCCGGAGTGGCATCCGGCTCGGAAAGCTGACGGATACGCAAATAGAGTTGAATCACGCTGCCGCTAACGCCATTAGGGCAGAACGAAACAGAAAGATCGGCCTCGCAATTGGGCGGGGCGGCCGACGACACAGTGACACTTGTGGTCGTGGTATTTCCCGAAAGATTCACCTCGGAGATCGGCGTGCGCAGATGCACCCGATCGGGATTCTTCGGGTCCTGATCGTCGGCAATGATCTCGCCGCTACCATTGGTGCGGAAGTAACGAATATGCCTCGATTTGGTATAGCCAGAAGGCAGCGAAAGCGAAGTCGCTACCGGCTTGCAGATATAATCCACGCCATTCGACGGATGATAGATCGCGAGCCAATGGCAAAGAGCATTGTTGCCAAGCGCCGTTTGCCGGCCGCCCTGATTGTTGCCGGCAGCCCAATCTGCGTCCGTGCGCTTTGTGAGCGCCGCACCCACGAGATTCGTCGTATCGTCCGACGACCGCGCCACACCGGCGGCGATATCGTGATCGTGCGCGGCATCGGATGCATTCACGGCAACCGTGAGGCCGTGAATATACCCGCGCGGCAGCGCTGCGCCGAGACTAAGCGCGGCGACTTCATCTTCGAGATCGCCTACATCGTCTTGAAGGTCGGAAATATCGGACTCGATCTCCGCAAGCACAACGGAAACGTCGCCGATCAATACATAAGCCGAACCCGACCAGCGATATACCTTGTTATCGTCCAAGGTAACGTATTGCTTGCCGGCTTCACCCGAAACCGGAAGGTCAGCATATTCGTCAACCTCGATCACGTCATCAACGTAGGAGGGCAACTGTGCTGCCGGAACCTTGCCCGATCCATCGAGCGATGCGATTCCATTCGCAGCACCTTTTGCATCGAGCACAATTAACTGCTCGACTTGGCCGATATTTCCGCGCTTTGCGGAATCTTCGCCATTGGCGCCGGCGAACTGCGTTTCGCGCGTGATCGCATCCAGAGGCGCGAGGCCCTGAATCTTTGATCGCTTTTCAAGCGGCATCGTTTCGATAACCTTATCTGAAAATGCGGGGAGAGCGCCCGCTAGGCCGAAATGTTGACGTAGTAGCGGCTTTCGCCCATGCCGGTAACGCCGCCAGTGCCGCGATCATCGGTGTAAAGCACCGGGCGCGCGTTGTAGCGCGAAGCGATGAAGCGCGCGGCGTGAATAACCATGTGCTTCGAGGTGCCGTCGGAGGGCTGAAAATCCTGCCAACTAACGATCGGCCGCCGCGACCAATTGATCGCATGGTTCGGCGAAGCGTGCGCACCCGGCAGATTAAGTCCGGATTCCGGACCGAGCGCGCCGGCACCGAAGGTCGTGCCGCCAAGCACGCTGAAAAGCGCGGAAGGCCCCGAAAGGTCCTTCGACAGCTTCATGCGGTTTTCGAGCGGCGTAACCGTGAGAACATTCGAACCGTTTGTGACGATTTTTGCGATCAGCATATCGTCATAGGTGGTATCGAAATCCGCCTTTGTCTCTGCGAGTGCGCCGGGATTGTACCCGGAGTCCGCGAGATCGCGCAGATAGAACGCCGGCGCTATCGAAGGCCCGTTCCATTTCCAACGCAGATGATAGGTTTTGTTCGCCACGGTCGAGAAGGTGCGATCGGCGAGATCGTAATCATCCGTCGATTTCTGAAACGCGCCGCGGTGCAGCCAGGTTTGGCCGGCATCGATCACCACCTGGCCGGAGCCAACCGTCAGTGCAAATTTCGCATCCGACGTTTGAATTTCCGGAAACATCGGCAGGAACGCGACGAATTGATTGATGATCGTCGAGGTGCTGCCGGCCTTCTTGATAGCTTTCAGGAGCATATCGTCGTCGGCATTATCCTCGGCAATGCCCATGCCGCGGATTGCGCGGCGAAGCTGCGCTGCCACGCGATTCAAAAACGATGACTTGATCTTGGTGCCGTCCTGCGCTTCCGGCGAGGTGCAATCCTTGAACCAAGTATCGTTTACGCCATATTCGGCATCATCCTCCGGCCGAGCGGTCGTTACGTTTGCCGTGTTCGAGCCGGGGCCGATGATATCAAGAGCCATTGCAGGATTACTCCGCGATCAGGAATTCGGGTTGAGAGTCGGAAAGCAGATGCGTTTCACCGTCGGCCATCAGATAGACCGGTGCCGGAATAACGATCCAGGAAACGTCGAGGTGCGCGTGAAGCACGCGCGCGAGAAGGCATTTCAGCGAAGAAATATCCGGCTCACAGGTGAGCGCGTCGCCGGCACCGAGCGCGCCGGCATAGGGTTGTTGCAGCGTTTTTCCCGCATAAGCGGGCGAGTCGCCGAGGTGAACGATGAAAGTCAGCCCGCCGGATTGCGAAATCCCGCCGGGCATAGCGCAGCCAGCATTCGCGCAACCAACGGAATCGCCACATGCATCGGCGAGCGCTTCGCGGCATTCGATTTCCCAACCGGCGGAACGGGCGAGCGCTTGCAAATAGGAACAAGACGCGCCGCCGATCGCGCCGACTTTCGTGCAAAGATCGGGGAACGGATCGCACGGATCAGGCAGGCCATACTCGGCATTCCAAAGATCGCGCGTTTCAACAGCCGATCGACAGAAAAATTCCGGTAGCAACGCACACCAGCGCGCATGCACGAATTCCATCACCTCGGCGATCGCGTTCCAGAATTGAAACAAGACCGATTCAGGCCGCGGGCCGCCGTCGTGATTGTCCCAAGCGCGCCCGCGCGGCAGGAGCGCGAGCGCGGCTTCAAGACATTCTTGCTTTGTCGGGCACCGAAGCGGCCCCGGTACTGCACGCGCGCAAGTCATCGTTAAGCGGCCTCAAATGTTACGGCTCCAAGCACGGGCATTTGGCCCGGCGTCAGTTCAACGTCAGCGACCGGCGCCGTGATTTCGTGAGATTGCTCACCCGTTGCGTTGGCTACTGCCTGCCAAATCCATGAGCGCGAAAGCGTGTGCTCGGTTGCGCGATAAGGTTGCGAGGCGAGCGGTTCGGCGATGCCGGCGACCCGGGCGTTGCGCCGGAACATTGCGCGCAATTCGGCGACCACATTTTCACGCACCTCTTGCGTGTCTGGCGTCAGCCCTGTGATCTCGATATTGACCGGAACGGCGGNNTTGCGCCGGCCGGCCGAACCGACTCGATGAAATCGCGGACCCGAAGAATCTCCCCCGACGGAGCAATCCCGTTTGCATACAGATCATCCATCAACGGGAAAATTCGAACGGTGCAACCGCCAGAAGCGAGCGGTTCAACAAAACCGCGCGTCACGCCCGGCACTTGGGTCATCCACAAAAGATAATCAGAAGCCGACCCGCCGTGTGGCGGGTTGCGTTTGCGGAAAAGGATGCGCTCGCGAAATTCTTCGTCACCCTCAATATCAACGCCGCCGGCGATACCGTCGGAATTAACTTCCGCGCTCGCCTCGCCGTCAACGCCGGAAACAATTTCAAGGCTCGTGCCCGGAAGCGCCACGCTCGACGCTCCATCCGATACCGAAACCACCTCGATATCGAGATCGCCGGCGCCTTCCAGGCCGTCAGCAGACACAGCCCTATACTCGGCGCCATCGAGCCGCCGGAAAATAGCGCCAGCAGAGACGAGCAGCGGGCCGGCATCTGCCGAAAGCGTAACGACACCACGAGAGGGGCCGGCAGGCTTGCGCGCGAGTCCTAGTTCCTCGCCATGCTTGTCGAGGTTTTCGGAATCCGCCGTCAACGCGAACCGTTGCCGAGCAACATAGTCGGCAAAGCCGAAAACGAGGTGAATTAGGCCGGCAAAAACCTTGCCGGTTACATTCACGTTGTTCGGCCAAAGATGCGCATCAGTGCCTGGAAGATTGGCGCGAAACGCACGGCGGGCTCGCTCGGCGAGATCGCCAAGCGTCGGAATCTGGAACGCCATGAATGAGAAGCCCTTTATTGGCCGACTTGATGCCAAACGAGATCAAATTTCCGATCGAAAATGTTCGCGCCATCGCGTCCGAAGAGGCGAACCGTGAGGTCAAGCCGCCCACGACTTTCATGCGCTTCGGCGATCACCTCGATCCGCACGCACGCACCTTGCGCGATCAGGTGCGCGAGCGCTTCTTCGGCGAAGTGCCGCGCCCAATCCGAAACGGATTGGCCGGCGATCGTCATCGGCGCGCGCGCCAGAAGCCAAAGCAAGCTGCCGAGTGCTGTTTCATGCGCGCCGGCGTCAACATCGAGGCTATCACCCCACCATCCCTGCGGATCGCCATCGGCGAGCCAGAAAAGAGGGTGATCCACCTCGACCCGCCGATCCGTGAACAGCGAGAGCACAACGGCCGTATGCAAGGCGTCTTTCGATCGCAATCCGCCGACGTTCTGCGCTTCGTCCAAGTCGGCGAGACGCCAATCGGCAGCAGCCGCAGTCGAATTCCAGATCGAGTCCCAATTCAAAAAGGGATCAGGCGCGCAGCCCTCGGATTTTCGCAGCTGCGCTTCGATCATTCGACAAAAACCTTGTTGGCGAGAGTGGATGACCCGGAATGCTCCGCGCGCTTGTTGGCGGCTGCGGTGCCAAGCCGACAGGTGCCGACGAGTTTAATCTCCTCGGCTTCCAGGGTTATCGTTCCACTCGACTTAACCCGAATGTCGTTCTGAATTAGCGTAACGATCGCACCGCTCGCGTTGTAAAGCGCGGTTGCGCCGGCTGGCAGATTGCGGTGCCGATGCTTTTCATGCTCGCCGCCAAGCGCATAAAGGCGATCAGAGCGGCCGCCGAAGGCATGCACGAGAAATTCAGAGCCAGCCGGCGGGTGCGATGAGAAGCCGTGCGGTTGCGGGCGATAGATATCCTCGAATTGCTCCGAGGCACCGCCGCGCGCAAGGCGGACGATCTGCTGCGAACCGCTATCGTCGATCTTTTCAATCGTTCCGCGCCGGATCGCGGTTCGAACCGCATCGCGTTCCTCGGCAATATATAAGCGGCTCATTCGCTCGCGCTCGTGTTCCAAGCGGCAGCACTCTTGCCGCCCTTGCTTGATTTGCCGCCGTAAGCCCGCGGATCGACCAGGCTTAATTGAGAAAGCGACCCTTGCCCGCGCGCCTGCGAAAAGTTCACGCTTTCGACGAGCATCGCCTGTTCAACGCCGAGAAAAGGCGAGATCAAAGTGACCGTATCGCCGGGAGTCCAAATCTTTCCGGCGAGATCGCGAAAGCCCTGCACTGTCACATTCGCTTTCAGCGAATTGCCAGCCTCGCGGTTGCGGCGATTCTTTGCTCGCTTTTTAGCGGCTGATTTGTCGGCATCATCGTCTTGCGCAATAATGATAGGCCGCTGACGATTTACTGCGGAGTCGTCGGCCGTTTCCTCGATCTCTAGCGCATCCTTACCGTGACCGATCGCGCGCTGTGCGCGCACGATCACTTTGCTATGCCGATCACTCCAATTGTGATCCGCCTCGCCTCGCAATAGATTTTGACCCTCGACAATCGGAGCATGTACGCCGGCGCCAATGGTCGCGAATTTCACGCTGCCGTCGGGCTGGCCGGATAACGTCAAGCCCTGCTTTCGAGCAATTTTTTCGAGGCAGTTAAAAACCGTTTCTCCCGGCGTGAGTTGGTATTTCTCGATTACGTCGAGCGCAGCCGAAGCCGAGCAGCCAACACCGGCGACGTCGAGTTCTTTCGCGATCTGCAAGATCGTTTTTTTCTTGAAGGTGCCGGTTTTATGAAGCGCCGACGAGTCGATCCAATCCTGCGCCTTCGATCGACCGGAAACATGAATTTCGGCAGTCGAATGATCGGAAAGGCGCGGTTGATACCGGTCCACATAGCCGGTTAACACAAGTTCGCCGTTGAATAGAATCGTCACCGGCGAGCCGGCGGCAAAAGTCCATTTGGCAGCGGATGCGCCGAATTCAGCGGCAATTACGAGCGAGAATGATCGAGCCGCTTCTTTATGGGAAGCGCGCACCTCGATCCGCTCAAACGCTGTATATAGGCCGGCGCCGGCGCCAACGGTGACGATTTCCAATCCCATGATTGACTCACGTTGCAAGCGCCGCAAATGTTTTCGGCATGAATGCGGGATTGCGCACAAGGTTTCGTTGCGCGAGTTCAACACCGCGATCGGCAACCGCATAGAGGCGGTATGACCAATAGAGCGAAGGCATCACGCGATTGCTTTCAACCGAAATCACCGGAGCCAGATCGTTGATTACTTTCGAAAGGTACTCGATTGCACGGCCGCGTGCGTCATCGAGTGCGCGATACATATCGGCATACTCCGCGCCATTTGCACGCAGCATTTCCGATTCGAAACGCATCGCCAGTTCGGCGCGCGCCAAGACGCCATCCGGTCGATCGGTGAATTCACGGCGGATATAGGCTTCGGTTTCGCCGACTAACGCAGCCGCACGAAAGAAACGCGAAACGGCAGTGACGTTTGCAGCCTCCGCAGCTTGCAGCGGCGAGAGCGCCGGCGAAGTAGGAACGGGCGGGAATTGCTCGGCCAGTTGCCGCATCGCGCGAACCGCGCTCGATGCCGGTATATTATCCGCAACCGTTTGCACAACCTCGAAGGCGCGCGACGCTAAGATCGGCAGCGAGGCCGGGGTGAGATCGGATAGCTCTGCGACGAGCGCATCGATCTCATTCCGAGCGGAAACGGACGCAACGGGATCGACCGGAAAAGTTTCGCGAAGCACGTCAAGCGCCGCCAGCCCTTCGCCGATTGAACCTCGGGCGGCCGCTGATACAAAATCCGGCACGTTCGCAATCGCGAGTCCGCCGGAGAGCAATTGCGAGGCAACGCCGCCAAAGGCACCGAGAGCGGTGCGCACGAGGCTCGCGAGCGCGGGAATTGAAACAAGACCGAACGCGGCGCCCTCACGCACGAATTCGATCTGAAACGCGATATAGCCGAACTTATCGCGCTCGTGCTTGCGCACGGCATTCTTGCAGTGCGCGAGCACAGGCCCGCGCACCGGAATAACAAGCCGGGCAGGGCCGCGCTTTAGCAGCGAGTCGATCAGACGATTGGCCTGGGCATCAGCGTCGTTGCCGTGAACATACGCCGTGCCGCGAAAATACCGCGGGTTCTCGCCCAAATCCTCGATATAAGGATCGTCGCGGTGCGGAAAACTGTGCTCCACAAGCCCGCGGCCGCCGGCTTCCTCGTCGGATTCGAAAAAGAAAGGCTGGCCGCGATAGGACGCGGACCAAAGAGTCTTTGTCCAATCGCGGCAAGTGGTCATCGCGTGTTCCCTTACGGATGAAACTCGGCTTCACCCATCGAACGGCCAAGCGGGCCGGTTGTGCCGGTTGTTGAACCGTTGATCTGAATGTTCTTAATCATCGGCTCGACAATCTGCTGCACGCGAACGCGCAACATATTGTCATCGAGCGAAACCTTCACGTCGGATTTCACGTCAATCGAACCCGAAACCTCGGCCTTCGACGGAATGTTGCCAACGCCGGGCAACGGCCCAAGATTCAATTGCGGGCGATCGTCACCAATTCGAAGCGGTGAGCGCCGCACCGAGTCCGGCAAATAAGCATCAGGCCGCCAAGCGAAATTTTCAGGGCGAGTCGAGCGAATACCGCCGGTGTTCGGCGTTGACGGCTGCAAGCGATAGTACGGATGACCGTTCTTCTCGCGATCCTTGATATCCTGATAAACGTCGTTTGCCGCTTCCAAAGCCATGTAGCCGGCAGAAAGAGCAAGCCCCGGTTTTGTGAGCCTTAAGGCACCAAGACCGACGCGGGCCACACCGGCCGTCAAACCTTTCGGAAGGTAGCGATTTCCGAGCCACCACAGACCGGCCGCGGTTGCAGCAGCGCCAGTACCGACAACGGCGGTCGATACCGCCGTGTTCACGGCAGGATTTTCTCGCAGGCGTTTCGTCAGGCCGGCGATCGAGTCGCTGAAAGCATTAACGGCAGGGACCGCCAGATCAACAAGCGGCGAAGCAATTTGCGCGCCGAGATTGCGAAGCTGCGCCCACAACCCCTCATTAGCGACGAAAGGATCGCGGTCGCGCAAATTCTTGGCGGCGCCAATGCCCGGCGCAAGTTCAAACAGCTTGATATTGCGCTCGATCTGATCCTTTTGCGCAAGCAGCTTGGTAAAGAAATCCGCAACGCGCGTATTGGAGAACGCCTTCGCCGCGAATTCCGTCAGATCGGCGTGATTGCTCGGATCGAGATTGAGTTTCTTGAGCGCATCCGGAAGATACTGTTGCGTCCAACGGTAAGGATTCGAAAGCAACAAATCCCGGCCAACAAAGTTGCCATCCTTGTCGCGCAACCCTGCGGTCGCCTGATATTCGAGCGACTCTTTCTTGATGCGATTGCCGATGTTCTGCGCAATGCTTTGTTGAAGCATCGTGCCGACTTGGCTGCCGCCGATATCTTGGATAAGAGTCGGAAGCACCGCGCCGAGAAATTCGTCGGACAAGGCAAGGCCGCCCGAGCGAGAATAGCGGGCAGCGAGCGCCCAATCGCGAGCATGAATATCCGGATCGACCGATTGCGCCTTCAAGAAAGCGTTGATTAAACGCTGCGCGTCGCCAGTCTTTTCCGTAAAGTTCAGGATATCAAGACCCTTGTACAGTTCGCGGAATTGCGTCATCGCGTCATCGCGACCACGCAGCGATTGCAGAACCGTCAGGGCTTTAAGATCGTTATCTAGCAACCCAAGCGCATCATCGAGCGAACCGGTGAAAGCACGCAGATTGCGCAAGCGCGCTTGAATTTGCGTTTCGTCGATCGACTGATAGCGCGACGAGTAGTCTTTCGATGCAGCGGTTGCGCGCTTCTGCTCGTCTGGCGTAAGGCCGGCGAGCCAGTTGCGGGCGTCCTCGCGAGTCTGTTCGGCGGTTGCCATAACCGTCGATCGAATGGTCCGGTTCGCGAGATAAGCCGGCGCCACAACGCCGGCGGTTGCAAGCAAGCCGCGGCCGAAGGGAGAGAGCGCGCGGTTAGTGCGCTCGGCTTCCGCGCGCACCTCGCGCAAATTTGAAAGCGTGAGCGTTTTCCAGCGCTCTAAGCCGGAAAGGTACGCATGGGTAGAGAGTTTTCCGCCGAAATTGCTCGGATGAATATTCCTGGATAAGTCGGCAAAGTCGCGCGCAAGCCGTACTTGCTCGCGCATGCTGACTTTCATCGCGTCGAGGCGATCCTGAAACGGCTTACCCCAATTTGCCATCATATCGGTTGGCATTTTAAGGCCGCTAAATGCCTTCGCCGCATCCAGCGCCGGCTTCATCGAAGCCGCGATCTGCGCAAAGGTTTTGCTCGCGCCGGCATCTTTCGCCGAAACGATTGCGTCGGCGCGAATTATAGCCATTGACGCGGCTCCGATTTAATTTTTATGCGCGAGCGAAATCCAATACTCAATATCAGCCGGCGTCATTTGCTCGACCGTTTTTATATCGGCAAGACGCAGTTTTAGAATTACGCCGACGGCTTGCTCGTACCAGCCGCCGGCGCCCGGTTGAAAAAACCCGTGATGATATCCTTTGCCTGCAAAGCATCCTCGGCGCACATTTGCGCGAGAAGTTCCGGCGCGACTCCCTGCGCAAGCACTTCGATATAGTTTGCGATCACGTCGTCTTTCTCACCCGCGATCAACAAATTGCCATCGGCGCCGCCGCGGGCATAGGCCACGATCTCGAAGCCGTATTTGCGCATATCGGCAAAAATCGGCTCGCGGAACGTGATCGCTTTGATCTCGCCCTCGTGCCCGGTGATCGGCTTCGAGAGTTGCAAAGTTTTCGGCATGGGTTTTGATCCGTTGTTTTGTGAAAGCCCGTGAACCGGCTTAGACTTCCTTGTAATCCTCGGCGGCGATGCTGATGCCTGACACTTCACCGCTCGAAAGATTGATCGACGGATCGCCAACCATCACCGCGCGCGTGAAAAGATGCGAGCGGTTGTTCGATTCCTCGACGATCGTGATATTGCCGCCGCACGAAATGAACAGGGCGAGCCAATCCTTTCCGCACGGCTTGCGGAAGGTGAAATTTGCCGAGAACGGCTTCGGTTTCGCCTGCACCGCGAGCGAACCGTCCTGATTGGAAAGCGCGGTGCGAACGATATTCGTCGGCATGATCGTAATGTCGCCTTCGGCCGGCGGCAGCCGAACGCCGTTCGCTTCGATATAGATGCGGCCGCCGAAATTATTGCAGCAATTGTCCATCGGTTTGAACCTTCAAGCGGAAAGAGAAAGAGGGAAGCGGTCGCGTTAAGCGACCGCCGGTTCGCCCGAAGGCGTTGCGTATTGCAGGAACGCGGTGACGTTCGCCGCAACGGTGCGAAGCTGATTGACAACATCGACCGGCAGGAAAGCGTTGACGCGATGAGCGTTGTTCGGATCGCGCTCGACCTGCACGAAAGCCGCGAACAAGTCGGAATTCTCGACAACGCCGAGCGCTTCCAAATCCGCGTAAGCGTGAATCAGCGTGTTCCGGATATCACGCGGCGTCGTGATTTCCTGCAATCCGCGCGGATTCGAGTCGGCAAGACCCTGGCGCGCGTGCCGATTGAGAACCGCCGACTTGAAATAGCGCGGGCCGAACATCAGCTGCGCCATCGTTTCAACGTCGCCGAAAGTTTCATCGGGTGCGCCGGCGCTCGTCACCTGATAGGTGGTGCGGGCACGGTCGATGCGCACGATGCCATCAACCGAAACCGTGTAACCGGCCATGCCGTCTGAGTAGAGCGCTTGGCGATCGCTGATATTCCACCATTTCGAGCGGTCGCGCGGCGCGATGATGCCGGCGAGCGGAAGCGTTTGCAGCGGTCGCGAAAGTTCGGGCGCGTCGCCGAGGTGTGCCGCGGCCTGCGCCGCGAACGCGGCAGCCCATTCCCACAATGGCGTCGGGGATGCCTGCGATGCCATGATCGAAACGTGCGGATCATTGCGGCCGTTGCCGAGCGTCACATTCGCCGAAAGCGTGCCGAAATTTGCCGAGAACGCATGGCCGTACAGCTGCTTGGTCGGCGACCAGCGGCCCGAGGCGTCATCGAGAAAATCGCGGATCGAATTGAGCGAGGTCGCGTCAGCGTAGGGCAGCGCAATGAAATCGAACGCATCGTCGCCGAGATTGGCAAGAGCGGTTGCCAGCGCCGGAACACCCGTGCCAGCCTCGCTCGCGCCGAGCGCAACAACAACCGCATTCGTGCCGTTCAACACGTTCGGTTCATCGGTTGCGACCCACGTCTCGATCGAATTGCCGAGCGTGCCGACGTGCCGGGCAGTAAGGGTCACAACGCCGGCGGAATTTTCTGCCGAAACCGGAATTGCGGCCGCATTGATCGCAGCGACCATTGCCGCGGCAACGGTTGTTGCATTGTCCGCCGCGTTGACCTGAAACGTGATCCGTTTGCCGGCAACCCAAATGACGGCAACGCCGGTGACGGCGGGAGCCGTGATCGTGACCGTGCCTTCGGCCGCGGCGCCCGACGGATCAGCCAGGGGCAAAAACCAAATCGTCTGAAACGGCGCATTGCGACGAGCGATCGGGAACATGGCAGCCAGCATTGAGCCGACGCCGGCGAAAGCGATCGCTTCCTGCTCGGACTGCACAAGCACGGGCACGTTCGCGGCGGCAGAGCCGCCGGAAAGTTTCTGACCGATCAGAAGCAAACGCGGATCGCCCTCGAACGGCGAGCCACCGGAATTGATTTCGACGTAGAAGCCCGGAACCTTCAAGTTGCCGGGAATTCGGTTGAACGCGACCATCGCGCAACGCTCCTAGGATAAAAAAGAAAGGGTTTGCAGTTAGCGCCGATCGGCGCGCTTATGATGCGGAGCGTCGAGCGATCCGCCGGTGTCGGGCCGAGGCGCCCGCGGCTGCGCCGCGGCCGGCGCGGCTTCTTGCTTTTGCGAAACCTCGATCACGTCGCCGTCGCGCAAACGCCGGCGCCAGAATTCGTTATCGGTTTTATGCCGGCCTTCCGCCGGCAGGATTTCGCCAGAGTCAGGATCGCGAACGATCAAGCCCGCGGCCGGCTTCAAGAAAAGATTCGACATTCTCGATCCTTAGTTTTGCGAGATTTCAACGGATGCCGAAACGCTGGCCTCGGCATCATCGGGAATTTCCGCCGGCGGTTCCTTGGCGAAAATATTCAGATCAACGCCGAACGCTTCAAGCGCGGGCGCGAGCGGGGCCGCATTGCCGAGATTGGTTTTAATCGCATCGACAAAAGCATCGCCGCCTAGCGCCAGGATTACGCCACGCAAGGGTTGAGGCAGGCGATTAACGCCGGTTGCATCCGGCGCAGCATCAAAGCAATCGTCGGCAACGCGCACGCGCATTTTCAGAATGCGCGCGGCAAGCGGCAATTTTTCCTCGCCATAGCGAAGCACCTCGGAGTCAAAATTCTCGATCACCATTCCGGTTAGATCGCGAAAAAGCTGGCCGGCTTCGCTTACGAAAAGCGCGAACTTGACCTGACTCTCGAAAGCATCGAGCGAGGCTTCCATTTCCGACGAAGTGAAAGGGAAACCGACCGAATAGCCTTCCGCGTTATCGGCAGTTTCTTTCATCACCATCGAGATTTGAATTTCGAGATCAACGAAATGCTCGAAAGGCGGACCGCCGCGATTGCTCTTGGACTGGCCGCGATCGTCGCCGGTGTAAATTACCGCAACAGGCCGCGCGAGTTCGTCTTTCAGATCGTCGATCGGACCGATCTCGGAATCGAATACATATTGGCCGGCAAGAGTCGGCCAGTTCGATTCGTTGGGCGCTGCATGCAACGCGAGCGGCGCCATCGCTTCTTTTGTAGCGAGACGAAGCGCAAGGCGCGAAAGCATGCGTTAATCCGTTTCGGTTTTAAGAAAATTGAGATCGCAGCGAACAAAGCCAGGATGCGACGGCAATACCTCGGCGACGCGGTATTTCTCGCCGGTCGCCTCGCGCAAAACTATGAAACCTTTTTGCGGGCGATACGGCAGGAGCGAAAGGCGCAACGATATGAACGGCCGGCTTGATGCGTGACCGGGCTTTTCAGCGCGAACACCGACAGTTTCGGCGGCGCCAGAGCCAACGCGCGCGGACGGTTCACCCCAAACGCAATTGACGTGTTCGACGATCAAAAGAGATTCATCGCGCACCGCACGAGCACTTACATTCGCCGGCTTTTTCATCGGCGTGAACGTAAAGGGTTCGGCCATGATCGCGTCGCTCGACGCGGCCGCGGCATTCACGGCCGCGTCGAACGGATTAGCCATCGAGAATTTCCTTAGATCGCGGGGATCAGGATCACTTCGCCGGTTACAAGGCCAGCAGTATTCGCAACGGCGGCGCCGGCGACGCCGGCCTTCGTATTGCCCGACGACGAGGTGGTGAACACCTTATTCGTATCATCCCAATAGAGAACCGCATGCAGCGTCCACTGCTGGGAGTCGGCCTTCGGTGCATTCAAGTAATGACCGAAACGGCGAATCTGCGCCTTTGCACCCGAAGCGGCATCGGCAACAACGCAGCCAATGAGCGCGCCGGACTTGATAAACTGGCCGGAAACGAGATTGGCGCCCGCCGTAATTTCGACGATCTCGCCGCTCTTGAAATATTCCTTCATGGTTGGATTCCTGTTCGTGGCCTAAAAGGCCGAAAAGACAAACGGGCAGACCGCTTTTCGCGATCTGCCCGCGGGTTCATTCAGCCGTCGCTTAGGCTGCGCCGGTCGCCTTGCGGAGCGTGCGCCACTCCCACGCCTTCACGCCGGCGTCGAGGCGCACCTTGAATTCCAGCTGATCGACACTCCAGCCCTCACGGCGCTCCAGGGTCGGCGCTTCCTTACCGTTAAGGTAGGCAACCTCGATCGTTTCGTGCTGATTGGCATCGGCCGCGAGATACCACGCGGTTGCACTGGCAGCATCGAGACGAGCATCCGCGACCGGTTCCGCCATCTTGGCAACGCGGTTTGCGAGGTTCGGGTTCGACTGGCCCGGCTCGGTTGCCGAGTTGTAAAGCTGCCACGCCAAACCTTCGAGCGCGACCGGACAAATATTCCAACGAGGGCGAATGTTCAGAGCCGTCGCGTGCGCATCCGGGTCTTTCTGCTTTGCCATCGCCGAGCGGCCAGCGTCCAGCGTCGCAACAGCCATCGCCGAGCCAGAGGTCGCGAGGTTGCCGTGGTTAGCATGGAACAGGGCGACCGTGTCGCTCATCGTCGGGTTGTCGATCAGAATCGCATAAACGAGATTGCCGATCGTGCGCTTGGCCGCGCGGCCCATCTTAGCCGGGATGCGGGTGAAGGCCGAAAGGTCATCGTTGATGATTGCCTGGCGCGTGATGCCAAACAACTTGCCATAAGTGGCAAGCGCCATCGTTTCCTTGCGATCGGAAATTTTCGCATAGGAATACTCGGCGCCCTCCGGCACTTCCGCCAGCGACGGAAAGAGGCCGGTATCAACGCGAGTCACGGTTTTGAAATCCGAAAGCGTGCCCTTACCGGTCCACTTTTGGAAAGTTTCTTCGGCTTCCTCATAGCCTTTGAGCATCGACTTATTGCCGACGTTCGCGAGCACGTTCGCGAAATCCGACGAGGTGAGCATGCCGCCGGCCATGACCGGCGCAAACGACATACCGACCATTTCCATCGGATCATGCGGAATCCGAATGCCGCGGGCGGCGAGCGATGCCCGCGCAAGTTCGCGGAGCGAAAGTGACGTAAACTCGTTGCGCTCACCATCGGCGGACATTTTGCCATCGACATTGAACATCGCAACTTTGCCGATGATCGCCTTCGTGGCACCTTCAACAAACTTTTCGTGCGCCTCGGTGCCCACGGACGCGCGAGCGCCGATCGGAGCCGGCTTATTCTTGTTACCGTCCTCGGCCATCTTCTCGATCAGCGCATCTTTCGCCGCATCGAGCGACGCCGCGTTCGCAACAATCTCATTGAGATCGGCGATCGGCAGATTCGAGGCACCGGCAGACGCATAGAAGCTGCCAGCCCAAGCCTTGACGGCAGGCGCGCCGCTGGTTTCCGAGCCGGCAGATGCGCCGGTTTCTTTCACGGCAGCAGCAGCCGCGGCCGCGGCCGAAGCGTCATCGTTACCGGCGGACTTGCCGGCATCCGGATTTTTCACAGTCATGGTCACTTTCTCCAAGGTAACGGCGGATGCCGCCGGTTCAGAAAAACTCATTTCGCAACGGGGCAAATGCGCCGGCGCGTGCTTGTAAAGATCGTATGCGAAGGCGGACGGCTCGACGGCAGCTTCGCCTTTCTGCGCAATTTCATGCGCGAAACCTTTTTCGACGGCTTCATCGCCGAACAGCCAGGTTTCGTCCTTCATCATCGAGCGGATTTTCTTTTCATCCTGCTCGGTCGCGCTTGCATAGAGAGCCGCGTATTCATTCGAAAGCTGATCGAGAAATTTCGCGGTTTTCTTGTGCTCGTCGGCATTGCCGAGCGTAATCGTCGATGGATCGTGGATCATGATGCCAGCGCCGCGGCTCAAAATCCGCTTTTCACCGGCCATCAATATTGCCGACGCAGCGGAAGCCGCGACTCCGTCAACGACCATCGTGACTTTACCGGGATGCTTTGAGAACAGCGCGTAGATCGCGCTGCCATCGAAAGCAATGCCGCCGCCGGAATTGATGCGCACGGTCACGTCACCGTCACCGTGCTCGGCTAATGCCTGCGCAACATCGGAAGGCGTAAAGCCGTCACCCCAGGGAATGCCGACCGGGCCATAAAGGAAAATTTCGCCGTTAATCAGGAGGTTTTTCGCCATCATCTTTTCCGTTCTGGCCGATCGCGAAGGTCGCCGGGAAGCGACCGTCGGAATCGAATTTGAGTTTGGAGCGATCCGCGCGTTCATTGTCCGCCGCGTTTTCAGCGTCGATCGCTTCCGGATCGAGTCCGCGCTTGCGCAATTCTTCCGATCGAGAGGAAAGACCGGAACGAATTGCATCGCGAGCGGCAGGAATTTCCTTGCTAGGCTCGATCATTTCCCGCGCGGGCGGCGTCCAATCGAATGCAAGATCGGAGACTTTTTGACCGAGCACGATTTGAGCGGCATCGAGGAACCATTTCCCGATGCCATCGCAAGCATGCGGGATCAGCATTTGCCAGCGCCACGAGCCGACGTTTCGATCAAATTGCAGAATGCCCAACCGGCCGGATATGAATGAAACCTGACCGAGATCGCCCGTTCCAAGTTCATAGGGCACGCCGTAGCCGGAACAGATCACGCGCTGCCGAGATCGAACAAAATCTGCGTAGCCGTTAACTGTTGGCGGCGTCGCAAACTTCACATCGCGATTGCCGAGGTCTTTCATCAACCCCGGTTCGAGCACTTGAACGGGATTGCCGGCGGCAGACTTAGCCGCATTCGCGGTTTGTTGCGCTAAATTGGAGTCCGGAGTGCCAGTGAAGAATACCGCAAAACATGCCGCGATTTTCTGCCTGACAATTTCCGCATCCTCGTATTCCGAAAGATCGCGCATCGGCACGATGACCGGTGCGCACCAAGGCACGCCGCGCATCTGGCCCGGCCGATCGAGTCGATAAACGTGAATCACCTCTTTCGCATCAACGCGCCGAGAAGTCGGCAGCCGCCAATTCAAGGAACCGCCGGGATGCTCGTCATAAAGCCAGTAGCCGATACGCCGACCGTTACGATCAACCTCGATGCCCTGATAGCAATGCCCGCCGTCTTTCGTCGGGCCGTCTTTAGAGGTGTCGAGATAGTCGGGATCAAGTACGCGCACTTGCAGCGGCACAGGAAGGCGAAGGGTTGCGGGAGGCAAATAGCGCACGATAAGCGCTTCGCCCGACTCTACTACGGTATCGATGACTAAGCGCTGCAAACCATAAAGATTGTGTCGGCCGTCAAAATCGATCGCAGGGGTTTCAAGGTGACGCCTAACAAGGTCGCCGAGGTGCTTTTTCAGGCGCTTTCCGGCGATGCCGGGAATGTTCGGAACGATCCCGGTGCCGACAACGTGCGAACCGATTACGGTAACGCAGTTCGCGGCGAGGGCATTGTTCCGGCGAAGGTCACGAGAGACATTCCGCAACCGTTCCAGTGAAATCGAAATTTCAGCGTTCGCACTTGTCGATTCCACTTTGTGAAATCGCATGCGATGCGAGCGCGCCGCGCCGTCATAGGCCGCGGTTGCCGCGTTGATCGCGTGAATTTGCGCGCGGGCGTGCGCGCGGCGCGCGCCGGTGACAGGCGCGACCGACGTGATCGCGCGATCCAATAAATCGGAAAATGCCATCGGCTCACGCGAGGTTCGGGTTGTAAGCGGCGACCGTTTGCGACGGTGCCGCCGAGTTCGGATTTACTTCGACTTCCATCTTGCGGAGCGTTTCTTCCATTTCCGCAAGACTGCGATATTCAACCTCGCGCTTGTCAGGCCCGGCGCCAAACGTGACTTTTTTCGCGCCGGTCGCTATCGCCGCTTTCAGCGTGTCAATGTCAGATTGTGTCCAGGCCATCCGCTTGCCTCATTGGAAAATGAATTCCCGCGCGCTCGCGGATGAACGCGCGCGCGCGGGAAGCGCCGAGGTCGCCCCTGCGGCAGAACCGATCGAAGATCGCCCCTTCCATCAAAATTGCGCCGGCGTTCGAAAACGCGGTTCGCGCCTTTTGGAATTAACGGGCGGCGGTACGAAAGCGCCTTCGCTCACCTCGATCGGGTGTTCGTCAACCGATTTTGCCGCCAGATTCCGTGTTGGCTGCGAAATCCTGCGAATCGGGCTTCGGTTTGCGTGGCTTGTACGGCCCGCGCTTTTTCGGCGTTGAAGCCTTTGCGGCCTTGGCGGCCAACTTCGCGTCGAGCGCCTTACGGCGATCCCGCGATTTCGGCGACTCTTCGCGGAATTCGTTGGACTCGAAAAACGGATCATCCGCCTTCCGCGTTTCAACATGCCGCAAGAAAAGCGATCGGCCTTTCGTGTCCACCCGCCACGGCCAAAGAGAGCGGCCGAAATAGCGCCAGCGGTTTTGCGTTTTCTTTTCGACGGCCGCGCCGCCATTCGCTTCATCAGTCACGGTTCAACCATCCATCGGTTTCCCGCCCGAGCCAGTTTTCTTTTCCTTGCGGGCTGGACTCGGCGGGCACGGGAGAAGGCTCCGGAGCCGGCGCCGATTTTTGATCGGAGTCGGCAGCCGGGGATTCTCGCCGCTGTTCTGCGGTGTGAATTTCAAGATTGTCGGCTTGCAGCTGCAAACTAAGCGGCGCAGATGCAAATAGATCGCCGGTTTCGGCGAGCGGAGCGGCGCGAACGCGGGCGAGCGATCGCCACTCGTCATCCGTCATGCGGTGCAAGCCGAGGTGATCGGCAAGCGCCATATTATAGATGCGGCAATCGAGCCAGTGGTTTTCATATCCTGGCCGCGGCGCCCAATACTTTTGCTTGCGGCCCTTTTGTTTTCCGCTTTTAGCGGCTTCCTCGGCTAAGTATTCCGAGGTGACATGCCGAAAATAAACGTCGTCGTTCAGCCAAGTCGGAAAATGCGGATAATGCTTCGGCGCGAGGCCGGTTTTCGGATCAAGCGTGAGCCAAAGATGCTCATACCACTCGCCCTTGAGTGACCATGTTCCGACCGGCCAAACCTTGACGCCGCCCTCGACTTTCTTACCGTCGAGGTAAATTTCTGCTGGCGAGCCGGTTCCGAGCGCAGGACTTGTCCAACCGTCAACGCCTTTGACGGCGAATGCGCGAATTCGAACGCGGCACCATTGATAAACAGTATTGGCGCGAAAGCCGGAGTCGACGGCGAACGCATCAACCTTTCGCCGCCCTCCGAAGCTATCTCCGAATTCCCGGTCGTAAACCTTCCCCAATTCAAGGAAGGCGCCGGCGTTGTGATCGGTCGTTGCGCCGGCGATAAAGTCGGCATCGACGATCCAGTTTTCGCCGCCGGGCGCCCAGGCGACCACCTCGTAATAAATGCCGCTTTTCTGAATATCAGCGCCGGCCGTCAGGATCAGGCCACGCGGCGGAATTTTGTAGCGCGCGAAGGGTTGGCGGCGAGCGAAAAGGTGCTCGTGATCCGGGGCATCACCCTTCACGTCATAGGCTTCGCCGAGCGTGAGGTTCGTAAATGCCTTTAGTTTCGCCGGATCATCTTTCGCGTCGACATAGCGCTCGACAATTTTGAGCCACGGCACGAAAGGCGAAGTAAGCGCATTGATATGCCAAGAGCGATGCGGCCGTAATTCCGGATTTTCAACTGTCGAACGAAAACCGCCGCCGGCGGCCTTCGCGTTTTTCACAAGGTCTTTTTTTTCGTGAGGCTCAATTCGGCAACCGCAGCATGGCGCCACATAAAAGGGGTTATGCGGCGGCTGCAAATCAAAGCGGAAATTTGGCCCCCACTGGAAAGCGAAATATCCATCAGGGCAATGCGGACATTTGACGTGCCAGAGTTCCTTGGTGCCTTTTTCATACTCGGCATCAATGTACGACGCACCTTTGATCGTGGGCGTCGAGCCGTTCAATTCCTTCCAATCGCCCGATTCCAAGAAGGACTCATAGCGAGCCTCGATCATAGCATGCGGCGAACCCTGGCCGTCTAAGTCGGCTGCGTATTCGTCAACTTCGTCTTTCAAGACTTTCTTGACTGTTTTCGATCGCAGCGCGGCGGCTGAATTCCCAATAGAAAGTGTGAGCGAGCCGCCGGGGAAGCGCTTGCTTCTCGTTGTCGATCCCTGCTCGTCGCGCGAGACTTGACGGGCTACTTTCGCCTTCAATGAAGGAGAGCCGTCGATCGTCGGCTGCAATTTATCGCGGATAAATTCAGCAAGAGATTCGCCGGTTGGCTCGACGAGCATAATCCGACAAGGATCACACTCGATCGTGTGACCAATCAGGCCGATCATCGCGCCGGTCGCGCCGATCTGCGTTCCCTTCTTAAAAACGCCTTTGTTGCACGGATCATCCGGCCCCATCGCGTCAAGGATATCGACGAGATAGGGCGTTAGCGTCGGGTCCCATTTTTCGCCAGCGAACGGGCCGTCGGGCACGACAATATTTTCAGCCATCCATTGCGACGGCGTTTGCGCATTCGAGGCCATGAGTAGCCGGGCGAAAATTCCGGCAACTACGCTTCGGGCGGTGTATTTGAATTTGAGTCGCATGCGGCTTCCGGCGGCTCGGCGGGTTGCGCGGTTTCGGATGCAGCGAGCGGCAATTCGGGTTCGAATTCGGCTTCCTCGGCCAAATCCGGCAGAGGCGCGGGTTGATCGAGCGGTGTAGCGGCGAGGCGTTCCATCGCGGCGGAAATTGCGGTGCGCTGCTCGCGAATAATCTCGCGCATCTTGACGCGAATGCCGTTGACACCGCCGGCGGTCGCAGCCGACGCCAGATCGGCCGCCTTTGAGAGCGGGCGATCCAGGATGCGCGCGATTACCTCGGCGCATTCCTCGACGGCAGGCACAAAATATTCGGCCTCGACATATTTGCCGAGTTCCTTGCCGACGCGAATTTCGGCAAGTTGTGCAAGGTGTTCTTTTTCTTTCGTGGCCGCCGCGCGAAAACTCGGATCGCGCGAATTTGCAGGATCGTCGGCGGTTTCGGATTTTGTTTCGGCGCCTTGCTCTTTCGAAGGATCGCCGGTTTCGCCGATCGCCGCGATATAGGAAGCGAGATTGACTTCCTTTGCTTTCCCCTTGCCCGGCCGCGTTTTTAGATTTCCATCGGCTTCAAGTTTTGTGACGCGGGCCGAAACCGTTGCCTTTGCAACGCCGAGGTGAGCGGCGAGCGCGGTGATAGTGAGCCAAATGCCGGCATCGGCGGCGAGTGAGGTCGCATCACCGGATGCCGCAGCGTGTTCGGCGTGTTCGGCTTCCATGTTCGCA